TTTGGCATGCTTGTGGCGCTTGCGTTCTTTGATCGAGCGGACCGTGTGGATGCTCAGCCCTAGTTCGGCCGCGATCCGGTCCGCCAGATGGGAACTGCACTGGATGAAGCCGGCGCGGCGCCGCTCGCGCAGATCGAGGTTTACGATCGCCTTGATCAGGGCGACTGTCTCAGGCGGTGTCGGAACCCGCATCGTCATGCGCTTTTTCCCGCTTCCTTTTCCAGCTGCCTAGGCGTGACCTTGATCAAGCTGGACGCCAATTCGAGCACCGCCCATTTCGACTTCTGAAACTCCTGCCGCCCCATCTGCGATACCTTCTGCGACCGTGCGGTATACTTGCGAATGACGTTGCCATGCACAGTGATGGTGGCGCTGACGTCCAGATCAGCCATGAACGCGGCGATGGTCACGGCGTCGCGCTTGGTGTCGCACACGACTTCGCTCTCGTTGAAGTATCCCGCCTCGATCAGCAATTTCTTGCGGAAGATCTCTTCATCGGGATATTTCTCATCGAGGCCTTCCGGCAAATTCCTCCAGGCTTCATTCAGCTGCGCGAAATAATGCCGGTGCGAGTTCATATCGCGCTGCTGCTCGGGATCGATGACGTACTCGGTGCCGGGCCGGAACATGCGCTGGCAATAGCTCATGTCGTAATTCGACGGCAGGAACGATGCTCCGGTCCAGATCGCGCGTATGGGACGCCTACGCATGGACATACACCCTCAAGCGATACAACACGACCAGCGGTTCGATCTTTTCAAATACTCGTTCTCGATCCTGAGAAATTTTCTCCCACCATTCCGCTTGAAGCCGGCTATCTCCCCAGATCGGGTCTTGCCCTTCGTGGTGCGCATACGTGTCATGAAACTGGTATCTGACCTGTCCACGCTGCCAGAACACCGTCACCATAAGCGGGTTGGCACGCGGCAAATGTTTGCGTTTCCAATTGAAAATTGTCGCATGGCCCATGAGGCTCATCGCTTGCCTTCCAGAAATTTCGCCAACTGGTCTACCTCTTCGATGAAATACTGCAACTCACGCTGAAGGCCCGCCATATAGGGTTCATCGCGCGGGATGCGGTGGACGATCGACGGCAGGCCGGGCGAGCCTAGCACGAGATCGCACCATGTCCGACCGGTGATCCACAGACCGCCCTGAACCTGTGGTATGTGCTCTGTCGGGATCTTGCCGGTCTCGTGCAGTTCGACCAGCAATTCTGGCAGCATCGACTTGACCTCGACCATGCCGTCATTGCCGACCAGCCCGTCCGGGCTGCAGCCGGTCGGCATCAGCGTGTAGCGCAAAAACCCGACCTTTTGCAGCTTAGCATCGGTCTCGAATGCATATTTCATCAGGATCTCGTCCTCCTCCTCCTTGCCGCGCTCCATGTGCGCGTTGGAGTAGGTCTTCATGACCTTGCCGCTCACGATCTCAGCCGCCAGCTGGCGCCGGTACTTGTTGCGCATTTTGCCTTGGCCCTGTGCGAGCACATCGCCATAGCGGCTGGCGGTCGGGAGGCCACGACGCGCCTCGCGCCATTCCGGCGATCCCTGCTCACACTCAATGATCTGATATCTAGCAGCCGTCATCGCGGCGTCCCTCCTACTCCGTACTTGACCATGTTGACGAGCTTGGTGGCAAGCTCGGGCTCCGTAATGAACTTCCGATCTTTCGGCAGCTTACCCTCGTCGCAGTCCCAGGCGCCGACATCAAATTCATCCTCCATGAAGTGATCGAGGCCGGGCACAGTGACGGTGACATCGTAGTCATTCCACGTGAACTCTTTCGCTCCGCGGTACTGCATCTTCACAACAGTGCCGTCTTCCCTGGTATAGGGCGCCACGACGTGGAAGATCCTCACACGATGCCCCTTCGCGTTGGTCACGTAGTCGCGGTCTTTGAAGAAGTAAGACATGCGCCTGGAGTCGACGTTAAACACCGCGGCGATATCGTTCTTTTGGACTTTCACACGGACGTCGCCATAATGCGCAAACTCAACTGCCTGCACGAGCATGGTGAACAGATGGCAGAGATGGGTGCTGGGATCGAGCCCCCACTGTGATGCCCAGTCTCCGTATTCCTCCGGGAAATGCCAATGATGATCAGGTATCTCGAAATGCCCCAGGCCGCGCTTCACCTTGATCGAGATCATCTGGGTCTTGCAGGTCCGCAGCAGCTGGATATGGGTGCCGGCAGGATCGATATAGACGGCAAACTCGGTCGGGCTTCCCCACTTGACCTTTGGGTTATCCGATCGATCCCACCACACAACGCACTTGTAGAGGTCGCCCGCTCCGACCGGCTGACAGTAGCCGGGACGCTTGCTGTACTTCATGTAGTACAGGAAGCGCGGGATGATCCACTTCGCAAACCGTCCGCTGTTGTCCTTGTGCTGCGCTTCCCATGCCTCTGCTCGCGGGTTAGCGCCATAGGCGACGCAGCCGAATGCCGGCCTCTCTCTTTTGAACATCGAAGGTAGATAGATCTGCTTCCTGTAGCTCTCGATCTCCTCGGGCGTCATCTTGTGGATGTCGTCGTGCTCCAGGCCGCGCTTGGTCATGCCCGTTGCCATGTATGGCAACAGCTGCATGCCGGTCTGCTTGTAGTGGCCATAGGCTGAGGGATCGAGCTTCTTCATTCGCTTAAGATAAAACTCATAGCGCGGCAGCTGGTCAGTCAGCGTATCGCGAAAATTGAACTGTCCGTAAAACTCGGACTCCTCGTAGAGCACCTCGGGCTGGGCTTCATCTTCGTCATAGTGCTCCGAGATGAAGAAGTTCGCCGGCTCGGGGCGCTTCATGACATCCGTCGTTGGCACAGCCGGCGCCTTGGGCTTCCGCGGTCCGCGCTTGATAGGCGTAGGCTTCTCTCCCTTCGGCTCGACCCATTTATCGAATTTCATTCGGGCCCTTTCTAGCCGGCGATACTCTGAGTTGGCGGCTCTTCGTTCTGCGCGCGTCATTGTGGATGCCGGCTTCGATGAGTCCATCGTGGATGCCGGCTTTGATGAGCCCGGCACCTCATAGCCCGCGCCCAGGCGATCGTCATCCTCCGGCGGAGGCAGTCTGCGGATCGGCGGTGATGTCGGCATGTCCGGCTGCCGGAACATCGCTCGGAGCCAAACCGAGCACAGATGCACTAACCGTTCTATGAAGCTCATTGGTTTGAACCCTACTGAGAGACGGGGGGCTGATGAAAATGGACGGGAGAGGCTTCCGGATACGTTTGCCGACGGTTCTAGCGCATTATCTTCCTCGATCCTCCTTCCCCCCATGGCTCATATCGAGCAAAATGGATGGTTCCATTGGACGGTTCTTTAACTGTGTGCGCTGCACCCCAACCGACGCTGCATGTGATGTCCGGCTCGGGATGTCCGGCCCGGAACTGCTGCACACGCTCTCCGGTTCCGACCCCCATGCGTTTTAATTGCCGGCAGGCATCCAACAGCGGCTGATGCGAACGGCCCTCTATTCCGAGGCACGAGATAGTGTAGCGCCATACGCCCGGTTTTACTTCTTCGTGGCGTTCCAGTCTTATCATCGGTGGAACTCGTTCTTGGGTGGCTCGGTTTTCATGGGGCGGTCGCCAGGGAAGTCCGAGGCGGCCTCGGCAACCTTCTTCTCCTGCGCTTTCTTCTTGCGTAACAACTGGGCCTTCGCCTCGACGAACCGCAGCGCCGGGATATCGGAGAGGCTCTCGACCTTGAGCATTGCGCAGAAGCGCTCGAGATCGGCCTGGGCCTCGCCGGCCAGCTGCAGCAACTCGGCCAGCTGCTCCTCGCTGATCAACTCCACAGTCCGGCTGCGGATGCCGGCGCCATCATCATCCTCACCGCGGCTGACGATGTTCAAGAGCAGGAACGCAGTGTACCTCTTGCCGTAGCTGTTCGTGCTGCCGACTGCCTGCACCGGGTTTTTCGACCCCGTGCTGTCATGCTGCAGCGTGATGGTCGTTTCTTCGCGATGACCGCTGCGAGCCAGAACACCTGTTACCGTAATGCGGCCGTCAGCTGAGAGACCGGTTCTGAACGAAAGCGAGAATAGGTGCTTCCGCAGCAGAGGACGTAAGACGGACATCACGTCCTCCCATTTTGGATACGCGGTCGACTGTTCGATGTCGCCAGTGCGCGCCCCGGTCGCCGGGTCTTTCCTGCGAATGACCAGCCTACCATGGCGGTCGACCTCCGGCAGCTCAGCCTGCAGCTCGGCGAGCGCATTGTCATAGTTTATCTTGGCCTCTCTTTCTTCCATGTGCTCTTTCATCGCCACAAGCCTCTCGAACTTGGCGATGTTCATCTTTGGGTCCGCAGCCGCCTTGATAATGGCGTCGATGATCTGTGAGCCAGTGTTGATCGGAACGACCTTTCCGCGGCCGCCTGCTACCACTATGGCTTTCGTTTGCTTTCTCATTGTTTGATCCTCCTTTGCCCTCTCAACCATGCATCTGGTCCTATCTGCTCATAATTATCGGCGACCTTCAGGGCGCTTTTGCGGCTGACCGTCCTGATTGCTCCGCCGCAGATGTCGCCCTGGGGGCCATTCTCGCCAACCCACCACAATGGCATGTTGTCGGCGCCGTCAAATATCGTCAGGAAGCCCCGTCCGCAGAGGTCACAGATGGTGACCTT